AAGAAACTGAGCAGACGTTGCTGTAGTGTTACCACTAACAAGTTGTGGTTGAGGAAATCCCGCAGCTTCAGCAGCTGAAGTCCAAGTTGTACCGTTTGATTTTAAAACGTTTCCACTTGTTCCTGGAGCTACAACTTGAGGTGCATTGGTGCCATTTCCAAGTATCACGTTATTAAGTGTTAGATCAGCACTTTTGATTACTTTTCCTGTGGTGCCGTTCATAGCAACTAACGCATTATCAACAGAAGTTGAAGGACCAGTAACATCGCCTGTTGTGCCTGTGGCTGAAGCTATTTCTTTAACAGCACCAGATGAATTTTTAAAATATAATTTTTCATCATTTGTATTAAGAGCTAATTCACCATCTTGTAAATCACTTGCACTTGGTATAGCAGAGGCAGTTGAACTACGATAAAGTTGTATTGGTGTAAAACCTGATTGTGGCATTAGAATGTACCTCCTGAAATTCCTGACGTTGCTGTAACACTTGTAAATACCCCTGTGTTAGCAGTTGTGGCTCCTATTGGAGTGTTGTTAATTGATCCCCCTACAATCGTAGGTGCAATTGGGGAAGCTAGTTTAGCAGTGGTTACAATACCGTCTGCCAACTGATCTGTAGTTAACGGTATGTCTGTGGGTGAATTACCAATATATGGATTTGACATTATGTTATCTCCAGAACTGATAGAACAGCATCGACTGAACTTGCTGCACTTGAATTGACTTTAATTGAATCCCCAGTGACCATTACTATTTTTTGATTGCCTCCAATTGGTACTAGCGCACCCCCAACAGGAACAGGTGCATCTTTAACAATGTAAGTATCATTTGCCCCATCATTTAATGTAACATCAATGTTAACACTCGATGCGCTTGTGTTAGCTACTGTCAAGCCAATAACAGTGGTCTGAGTAGAAGAACCTACAACATAAGAACCAACAGCCGTAAGTGCTGTTCCTATGGACCTTGATAGCTTTCTTGTAAATGTATTAGCCATGTTTTCTCCTTAACCTAATGCTATCGCTAAAGCAATTACATCGTCTGTTGTTACTCCTGCTGTTGGTGCCTGTGACACCCATGTTGTACCATTGCTCGTTAATACATTACCATTTGCACCTGAACTTGTCAGCCCTGTGCCACCATTAGCCGCAACTAAAGTTCCTGAAACAGTTATATCACCTGTTGTTAAAGTGTTGGGTGTAAGACCTGTTGTACCTCCACTGAAACCTGTGACTGCCGCCGTGACAGCACTATTCCAAACAAATGCGCTACCGTTCCACTTTAAAAATGTATCAGTTACAGTCGGAGCTACTAAAAAATCAGTTGTTCCAGATGCCGTATTATATACAATTCTATTTGCTCCACCGCCAGCTACATTAGTTGCACTGGCCGCAGTTCCTGAAATGTCGATGCCCCAAGTTCCAGTTGCCCCTGTACCGTTTGTTTGAGGAGCACCGACATCACTGGCAGTCAATGTCACGGCACCAACTTGACCGTTAACAGAAGTGACTGTGTTACTTTGATCTAATTTTTGCCAAACTGATGTGCTACTATAAACGGCCCAATCACCAACTTGCCAATCTGTAACACCGTCCAAATTTGTAGTTCCAGCAACACTTACAATATAATAATGACCTTGCGTGCCTACCCCAGAAGCTAATGAAGGAGTGTTTGTGGATGCATTCCATGTGCCTTGGTAATCTAAACCTGTTTGAAAACTAGCTGTAGTAACGCCTGTTATTACACCTTTAGCATCAACCGTTATTACTGGTATTAAATTTGACGATCCATATGTTCCTGCACTAGCTCCAGAATTTGGTAAATCCGCATTAACTAACGCCCTAAATGCTGTAGGTGCATTAGGGCCAGAAGCAGGTCCACCATAAAACACATTAGCAGGTTGATCAGTCTGTATTAATGCTGATCCCCATGTGTAAGCACCTGTTCCACCAGAAATCAAAACCTGCCCTGCAAGACCAACTGAGCCTAATGCAATGTCTGACCCACCGCCATAAGCAATAGCTCCAGGAGTTGAAGTGTTGCTTCGGCCTGTTCCACCTTGGTTTATAGGAAGTGTTCCATCTATTTGATCCGCATTAGATAAATCTACTGGTGGGTGTTGATGATCGCCTCTTGCTAATTCGTTAGACGTTCCTGCTGAACCGCCTGATGTTCCAACTAACGGAACATTATCTTCAAAATCTGCACTTAAAGTAACATTGGAATTTAAACCACCACCACCTTCTAATCCGTCACCTGCAATGATTTGTCTAGTAATAGGTACATAATTAGAGAAAGATGCAGTTACTGTAGTAATAGCAGTCACACGACCTTTTGCATCTATTGTGACAACAGGTATATCAGTTGTGTTTCCATATGTTCCTGCTGTTGCACCTGAGTTAGCTAATTGAGTGCTTCCTATACCTCCAACAGCTACACTGAGCGTTACATCAGAACTTAATGGACCGCCTCCCGTCAAAGCAGTTCCAGCAATTACTTGTCTCGTTGTAGGAACACCTGCAACTTGAAGTAAATCACCTGCTCTAACTTGATAACTTACGCCTTGATAATTAAACAACAACATACCATCGGCAGATGCCACAGGTGCTGTTGGTAATTGACTGACCCGTGTGGGTATTAAATTACTGGGAACTTCAACCATTAATCCATCTCCAAATACTTATTACCGTCTTCTGTAGTAATAAATTCATCGCCAGCTTCTTGTATAACACCCGCAGGGTGCGTATTAATATTTGTATCTGGTCTAACAAAAGGTAAAACAATTTGATCAGGCTCCCTTGGAGCTAATCTATACGGATCAAATTCATCTCTATCTGCTTTACATACCATAAGTCCTGGATCATTGGGATCTGGAACTAAATCGGCTAAAAAGAATTTAAGAGAACATCTAGCACAAATACCAATGCCATATGTTGGTTGACCTGTTGGATCTAAATAAATACTCATCTCGTATAAGGTCCAATTCCAGGATTAATTTGTGTTGGTGATCCGTCACCGTCACCATCCCAAGCTCTTTGCATACTAACAGCCGCACGTTGTTCTAACAATGGAACAATATTAACATCGACACTTGGAGTTTCACTAGCAACTTTTGAGGCCAATCCATTTACAATTGCCTCTAACCACCTATTTGGAATTTCAATTTCTTGTTGTAAAGTATTTGTATCCATTACAGATCTATGTCTCCACAATATTAATTGTGTAGTTTCAGAAACTAAATTAGGAGCTGGCCAAATATTCACAACAGGTTGTGCAACATTTCTTTGAAAATAATAAGTGCTAGGCTGACCTGAAAAAACAGTGTTGCTTTGATTTACATACTGATCTCTATTAAGTTTACCTAACGGTATTTCCATAGGCATATTTCCTAAAGTAATTTTACTGTAAGAAATAGTAGAAACACCGTCTGTTGGAATAATTTTAAAATACTGATAAGGCAACGCACCTGAAATATCAGTCCATGTTATATTTCCACTTACGGCTGTTGCACCTGTGGAAAGATCGTAACTGTTAGTTGTTCCTACTGTAATCCAAGTAGCATTATCCGAACTTACTTGAAAAGTTAACGGTATGGCAGTAGCTGACCATTTAACACCGATAGTATTTACAACAGTGGCTGTAGTAAAATTAACTAAATAAGAAGTATTGGTAGCTGTTATTGTACCAGTAGGAAACTGAGGTTGTCTAAAGTTTAAATTTAAAACATCTACTGTACCTAAAGGCAAAGTTACAATAGGTTGATTTTGGTAAAAGGGAAGTATTACTTTTTCAATACACCAACTAGGAACTCTGATATTAGAAAGATCATCAAGCATAAATGCCAATGAATCCATTGCATAATCTTGCATTTCAGAAGTAATAGCTTGTGCAGGCAATCTGCAACGCCTGAAAGCGTGATCAACTACTTTTAAAGAATTAAAAGTTTTTACACCAATATTTCCAGAGTACGCCATAGCAATCCTTTAGTTACTTACTGGATGCTGTTACAGCAACTCCCCTTGTAATTGATTAATTTACCAACTTTTACGTTTAAACTGACTATCTCCTGGCATCATTTTGAAACCATCGACAGAGCCACCTTTACTCATGTCCATCGTTCCAACCGCTTTGTAAGCTCTACGCCCCATAGATTTCTCCATGCCTTTGCTTTCATCGCGCCTGTCTTTCATAGACTGTGATTTTTTGCCATTTCTAGCACCCATCGACTCATCTAATTTATCATTGTATCCTTGTTTTCGCATTGTTTTTCTCCAATTCAGGCTTTGCTTTTAATCATAGGTGAACTTTTGTGAGTTGGGTAGCCTTTAGAACGACCACCTATTTTTTTTCTTTGAATGTCGTATTCCGACTCATCACGCAATCTTTTCATTTCATCACGGGCATTTCTTTCTCTTGATGAAACACGTTTTAATTGTTGTGATTTATCTCTACGCTCTTGAGCATCATTAGATTTACGCGACTTAACACGTTTCATTTCATCAGCCGCATCATCTTGTACGCCAATAACACGAGCCTCTTCATCACGAATGTTACGATTAACTTTACCACCACGAGCTTTTTTCATGCCTTTAAAAGTCTTAGCAAGGTTAGCTCTTTTTTGAGTAGTCTCAGATGGTTTACCACCACCTTTTGTTGCTGGTTTACCTGATGCAAGTTTATTAAGAACCCCAGAAGGAATTTTACCGTCCTTCATTTTTACACCCTCACCTTTTACATAATTGGTAAGTGCTCCTGGTTTTTTGACTGCACCTTTTATCCAGTTTTTAGATCCACCTTTTTTAAATGTTTCAACTGTCTCTTCGACAACTACAACATCACCCATTGGAACTTTGCTTTTTCTGCGAGTCATACCACGACTCTCATCCCTACGATCTTTATAGGATTGTTTTTTAGTGCGTTCTGCTCCGTCCCTCGCGCCTAAACTTTCGTCTAAACGATCATTAGATGTTTGACCACCTCGTTTCATATTTTTAGTTGACAAAGACCCTGTGTATCCAAAGTCTTTGTCAAAATGCCATCCTTGTCTGATCCCCATTATTGATCTCCAGCTATAGCAGGAGCATAGATTTTTATACCATATAAAATAATAGTATAAGTATCCCCAGAGGAAGCCTCTCTTGTACTAAAAGCAACATTGCCTGCCTCATTGGTTCCCAGAGCACCTGTCCCGTTATATGGAATAGAAGGATCATACCCAATGTCATATAATTGACCTTTAGGTATTGTCATAGCTAAAGCGTCATTAGCTGGTGTTGGATCTCCAACCCAATATATGTCCACACCCATGTCTTCAGTTTGAGCATATATTTTTGAAATTTTTACACCAATACAAGCCAAACCCTGAGAACTAGGATTTAACCCCGACACATCAACTTTAGTTACTTTTGTTTCTCCAGTTCCATCAGAAATGTTAGTAAATTTAGCAATATATAATCGCTCACCATCTTGAAGAACTTGAGTTGTGACTGCATCAGCCATAATTCACCTCCCTTTAAGAGAGATTGTTGTTTTGAATATACATCACAGTCAATGTAGCAACACCAGATGTACCATCGCCTGTGGCACCAGTAAAATCTGCTAAAACTTCTAAATCGGCTGTACCTACATTAGTAGCTTCAGTATCTAGAGTTCCATGCGTTGTACCTGCAGCTTTAGTATTAATTCCATTTAAAAAAGCATCTGGATCAGTAGCAGTTCCAACAGAAATTACAGCAGCTCCAGTATCATCTCCTGCGGTAGTTACATTCAAAATAACATCCACTATTTGTGACTTTGCAGGTATTATGGCAACTCTCTGATTAAGTTGGCTTGCACCTGTGATATTAGGAATCATTGACTGAGCCATAACAACAGATCCAGTATTAGCGATATTAACTCCAATATCCGTACCAGTTGTTGCAGCTATAAGTCCTGC